AACCTCCTGTGATGGTGAAATACATTGCATAACTGACCGTACCCCTACACCAATAAGATGTCAAGAAAATAATAAATATATTTTAGGCTGGCTTGGGAATAAATCATGCCAGACTTGCGGACAAGAATGATGCCAGACTCGCCAGACAAGAACGATGCCAGATCGTGTATTTCATGCACGGGCGATTATCGGACGTTGATTTGCTGGCATCAATCGTGCAGGGTAAGGGATGACTATTCCATTTACTGCGGCATTTACGGGTCAACTCAGTTCACTCCATGGCATTACATTTCAGGGTGCGCCCCTCAGGATTCAGGAGGGGGCCGAGTATGTGATGACGATTGAGTCAGACGGCAAGACCTCGCTGGCCCTGCGCTCGTCCGATCCCGCGCCCACCGAGACGGGACTGGCATGACAGCCGCGCTCACCAACGGACAGGCAGACCGAGCGTTGTCCTGCCTGATGCAGATGATCTCCCAGATCAAGGACGCGCAGCGTCCACCGTTCTCGACTCAGGGGAACTATCAACTCAGCCTCCTCTACTCCGAATTGGTGGCGGCAACCGAAGAAGTCCGAACGGTCAAGCAGCAACTGGTCGACGAGTACAGCGAGCCCGACGTGTCCGATCCCTCCCTCCGAGTCTTGTCTCCTAATTCCCAAATCAATTTTAGTCAGAAATGGGTCGAGTTCGCTTGTCGACCCCTCCCCTATACCCTCTTTACCTCCCTGTCCCTCCCAGACCTGGGTGAAGGAGGAACTATACTTCCCCATGAATTCCTCGCGCTATCTCCTTTTGTTACCCCTGAGGTGCCATGCACATTGACGAACTAGCTCACGCCGTTGACGCGGTGTTCCATGGTACGCCTGACGAGGACGAGTCCCACACGGAGCGGCTACGGGCCATTGGGCGTGTGGTGGCGCAGAAGCGGGACGAGGCCGTGCAGTACCGGCAATCGAGTGGGATTGAAGCGGTATGGACCGGTGCCGAAGAGGGGTACCTGGGGATTGACGATACCAACCGCGCCTCGATGGCCAAGACGCCGTGGATGAAGCCCACGTCCTCTGCGGGTCCCGTATTGACGGGCGGGCGGATCCGTGAGGAAGTCCGCTCCACCGCGTTTGTGCGCTTGATTAGTCGCTATGTCGATGCGGGCTACGCCAAGCTCTGTGAGATTTTACTGCCGGCAGATGAGAAGGCCTTTACGTTGGTCCCGACCCCCGTGCCGGAGTTGGTCAAAGACAAGGCGAGCCTGGAGCAGGTGATGGTAAACGGGCAGCCAGCGGAACGCGATGCGCGTCCGGAGGAAGTCGCCGCGATGGGACTCCCGCCCGTCCAGCCAGGACAGCCCATGCCAGCCGTGCCGTTGACGAAGAAGGATGTGATTGAAGAGCAGAGTCAGTTGGCCAAAGAGAAGGCCAAGCGGGCGGAGCGACGGATTTACGATTGGATGGTGGAATGTAAGTATCGGTCGGAGATGCGCAAGGTGATTTTTGATTCGGCGCGGCTTGGGGTGGGGGTGCTGAAGGGGCCCTTTCCCGATCGGGTGCGCAGCCAGTCATTGAGTCGGGTGCCAGGTCCAGACGGGAAGATGGTCATGGCGCTGCAGATCGTGGAAACGATTCAACCGTCGTGTAAGTGGGTGAATCCCTGGAATCTCTTTCCGCATCCAGGATGTGGCGAGAACATCCACGATGGGGATTACATTCTAGAACGAGACCATTTTTCCTCCAAGCAAGTACGGGAATTAAAGAAGCTGCCAGGGTATAACACGGCACTGATTGACCAGGTCTTAACGGAAGGACCCGACAAGTCACGGGTCGCGCAGGCAGGGACGTTCCAGGAAGAGGAAGATAATAAGCATCGGTTCACCGTTTGGTACTTCTATGGGGTGATTAGTCGAGAGGATATGGAGGTCATGAACGCCGCCTCCGTGGAAGCCCTCCCGAAGAGCACGAAGGAACTGTACGCGATTGTCACGTTGATTAATGACTCGGCGGTCTATGCTACCCCGCATCCCCTCGATTCCGGATCCTTTCCCTACCATGCGGTGCCATGGCAGCGTCGGCCTGGGCATTGGAGTGGGATGGGCGTCGCGGAGCAAGCGATGCTGCCGCAGCGGATTGTGAATGCGTCGACTCGGGCGTTGTTGAATAATGCCGGGAAATCGTCAGGATCGCAGATCGTCATGTCCCGCACGGGCATTGAACCAGCGGACCAGGACTGGCAGTTGACTCCAGACAAGCTCTGGTATGTGAACCAGGACTCGACGGTAGACGATGTGCGGAAGGCGTTTACCATGTTTGAGATCCCCAACCGCACACGGGAGCTCATGCAGATTATCGAGTATGGCTTTCGGTTGGCGGAGGAGTCGACGAATATTCCGCTCGTCACACAGGGGCAGTCGGGCCAGACGACGCCGGAGACGTTTGGGGCGGCGCAGCTGCAGAACAATAACGCGAACCAGCTCTTACGGTCGATTGGGTATGCCTTTGACGATTATGTCACGGAACCGGTGGTTCGACAGCTATACGAATGGCTCCTGCTCGATCCCGATGTCCCTGAAGACGAGAAGGGGGACTTCCAGATTCAAGCCCATGGATCAGCGGCGCTGGTCGAACGGGCGATCCAAGATCAGGCGATGTGGCAGATGGGGCAGATGGTGCTGTCGAATCCTGGACAGTTTGGCGTGGACCCGAAGAAGTTCTTTGCGGAGCTGGCGAAATCCA